GCCCAATGCCCGCTGCTGGTCAATCGCGGGGCCCATGGCGGCCTGCAACGCGTAGCCGGTGGCGACCATGCCGGCCGCCCCCACGCCCATCTGGGTCAGACCCTTTTGCGCTCCGCTGGCCAGCTCGGTAAAACTGGCGTTCACCTTGCTCAGGGGGCCGGTGATCATGTCGGTAAGCGCAACGATGAAATTGAGCTTGGCGCTGTTGTCAGCCATGAAACTCTCCGTTGACCAGGTNNGCCAATTGCAGGGTAATCACCGGATTGGCCAGCAGCGGGCGCAGGCTGGCCAACTGTTCCTGCTTGACGGTTTGGGTCAGCAGGTTGTTCGCTGGCGCCACCTTGTTGGTCGGCGTCAGATGGTTGAAGTACTTGCTCACGTCCACCGGTTCCAGGGCGAAGGTGAATTCGTTGTCGCCGACTTCCAGGGTGATTTCGCGTCGTTCGCTCATTGCTCAGTTCCGTTTATTTGAAGTGCTTAAAAGTGCGGTCAGACGCCGCTCCAGGTTCTCTTCCAGCTTGCTCAGCGCCTTGTCCAGGTGCTCGTTGCGCACGTACTCCTCGGCGATCTTGATGCGGAACTCCAGGTGTTCGCGGCGGGCGAAACTGATCTGCCGGAACAGGTACACCTGGAAGCCCAGCACGCCGGTTACCAGCAAGTCAGTGAGCAGCAGCATCACGCTGACGCTGGCGGGTGAAAGGTCCATCAACGTCTCCAGTTACCAGGGCCGCCGATGCACACGACCATCAGTGGTGTGCGCCTCGGCAGGGCTTGATCATCCGAGCAGACCTTCAATCTCGCTTGGGTCGAGATACGGCACGCCATTGATGCGGATAAAGTCAGGCGACGTGACGTCGAACGGCACCTTGTGCACGCTCTTTTCGCCACCCTTGGGATCGATGTCGAGCAGGTTGGATACCTTCAGCTTCAGGCCGAAGGCCTCCACCCGCAGCTCCTCGCTGGGGGTCTTGGCAAAGAACACGCTGTCGAAGGGTTCCAGGGCTCGAAAGCTGCCCGCCTGGCGAGCCGCATCGATCAGCAAAGAGAAGTTGCCGCTGTCCAGCTCCATCTCGCCGCTGGCCGACACGTCGCCGTCCACATGGCCGTCCGGAACGCCGCCGGTTTGTGCTACGGCGGTGTTGTCGGTGATATCCAGGCTGATTTTTTCGACGTGGATTTGCAGATCGCCAATGTTCACGTCGAAGTTTTTGCCGCCAATGCGTGCACCCATGGGTTACTCCTCTTCGCCGTTGGACAGGTCCAGGGCGATGTATGCCGTCAGGTCTTTAGGGCAGTTGTAAGGGGTGACCGTGAAGTAGATTTCCACGGCCGTTTTGCTTTTCCAGAAGATGGTCACGTCGCCGTCTTTGGGCGATTCGATTTCACCGGGCTGCACCTGGCCATTCACCGTGACGGAGCGCGCCATGTCGCGCAGCGGACGCATGAATGCCGACGTGGCGGTGGCCATGCTGTTGGGCGTGTTGTTCAAACGGCGATCCGCGACCCGCTGGATCAGCAGCACCTGGATGCGGCGCGAGGCCTTGTCCACGATGCGCAGGTACTCGATCACCTGAAAGTCGGAGCCCGGCGCGTCCAACGTATTGCCGTCGGCCCAGAACACACCCGGGTAATCCGGGTAAGTTTGCGACACGGAAAAACGGGCCTTATCCAGCTCAGCGCGCACGCTGCCCGGCAATGGCACGCCGGCAGCATCGACGGGCACCGGCCCCAAACCCTGCAACGGGCCGGAGGCAACCCGCATCGGACTATCGGCAATGCTGACGACGGTATTGGCCAGGCGCCCGGCCAACACGCCCTGGTCATTGCCGTGCAACTGCGGCACGACCATGACCCGTTGAGCGGCCACACCGGCGGTGATAGCCCGCTGGGCCGTCAGGTAAGTCGACCAGTCTTCGGGCATACGCAGGGCCGGTGTTTCCCCTTCGGTGGCTTGAACCGTCTTGCCGTTCGTGCGCGGACTTTTCGCGGAGGTGTCCGGGGCCTTTGACGCGGCGGCGGCCAATGGCGTCTCCGGGGGCTCCGGAGTCAGGTCGATACCTCTGGAGGCCGCCATGAAGAACACACGGCGCCCGTACACGTTGGTAATTTCCGTCGCCTTGTCTTGCATCGCCGTCAGCTCGGCGCCGGTGGTCACCGGTGTGGTGATGATCACACCCTCCACCGAAATACCGGCTTGCTGCGCCTGGTCCAGGGCTGCGGCCCAGTCACCGTCCGGTGCAATCGGGGCTGCCGTACAGGCCCAGCGGTCACCGCCATTCAATTGCGCGGCGGCAATCTGGGTTTTCAAATCGGAGGTATCGACCCCCAGTTCGACATCGAGGTCGCTTTGGGTGTTGAGCGCAACCAGCCCGCCGACGTTGGCGGACGCCGGACCAATGAACAGAAAGTAACGCTCGATCTCCGTCACCGGGCCTTGGCCGAGGTTCAGGTTGTTGACACTTACTTTGCCAAGAGCCATGGAAGGGGCCTCTATCGCGGTGAATTAAGGATTTGTGGAATGAGGTAGGTCACCAGCTCGTTGACCTCTTGCTGGCTGGCGATGCCGAAGAATTCGCGGCCTGGGAGTTTGATGTCCCACTTGGCTGGGCCAGGATCGTCGCCCTTGAGCAAACGGATCAGCAGGCCGGCCTGGTCGTAGCTGAGGTTCGCTTCGATCCAGGCCACACCGGGTCGCATAAAGCGGGGTTTGCGGCGCTTTTTGTCAGGGTTCTGAACGGCACGTTTGTAGCCGAGCACTCGCAGGCGTTTGGCCTGAAAACGGGTGGCCATGAGGGTGTTTTTGCTCTTTTGCCGGCTCAGTTGGTCGGCACCGCCTCGCAGGGTCATACCGGCGTTATGAACGCTGGCGATCATTGCGGTTTTGGCGTTGCCCCAACCCACCTCAGCGGCGTTGCCAACCAGGCGCTTGACGCCCATTCTTTTGGCCAGGCCGGTGAGCATGCGTTTCTTCTGCCCTTGCTTGCGAAACTTGCGAGGCTGGAATGGGCTGTCGTGCAGGTCGCTCTGTTTGCGCACACGTTGCCGCCATTGGCTGCGCAGACGCAGGCCAACGCGGTTCATCAGACGCGCTTGTAATTTGGGCGGCAGGCTGAGCATGGCCAGCTGGGTTTGTACTTCCAGCATGCCCTCGACGGTGAGGCTGATGGCTTGTTTACGCGCCATACAACACCTCCCCACGCTCAGCAATCCAGAGGTCAAACGGTTCGAGCGCCCAGGTGGTCCCGAAGGCCTCGAACTCACCGTCCGGCGATTCGGTCAGGTGCAGCGGCTCGATAAATTCGACCGTGATTTCCACGTCCGCCGCGTCCGGGTCCATCTGTTCAATATCAAAGGTCGGCGCCGGCAATTCATCCAGGTGGCGGTCGGGATCGTTGTTCACCAGCCAGGTGCCGAGCAAGGCCATCAGTCGTGCGGGGTTTTCTGTTAAGCGTTCTAGGAAGATCACAGCGCGATAGCGCATGTCGCCCATGTGCAAACCGAGTTCTTCAGGCTTCCAGATCAGCGTCAAGTTGACGTGCTCCGCGCAACTTTCCAGCTGCTCGGCGACCACCACGCGATGTTCGATCAGGTACTTGGTCAGGGCGCGGAGCTTTTCCATCAGAGCAGTTCCGCGGTGACACGCCCACGGCCTTGCAGGACGCGCACGGACTGCTGGCTGTAGGACAGAAAAAGCTCATGTCGTTCCGGGGCTTCTTTGCCCAGGTTCTCGGCGCTCTCGCGGCGGTTGACCGTGGCGAACTGCTGAAGCAAAAATGACTTGGCGCGGCAGTACGCGGCACGCCGGTAGCTGGCCAGGTAGAAGCTTTCCAGCTCCATGCCGGAGCCTTCCAGGTACTTGTAGCCCATGTCCTGCCATTCGGCTTTGCGCTTGGCCAGGTCCAGGTTGACTTCACCCATCGCGAGCGTCAGCCCCTCGACCATCATCTCCGGCAGGTACTCCGCCGGCAGCCGATAGGAGGCCTGGAATTCGGCCAGCTCAAGGTCCGGCCAGAAACCGTCGTTGGGTATCGTGCAATCCACCAGGGTGGTCGGCTTACCGCCAAAACTCATGTGCTGACCTCCTCGGTGGGCTGTTACGGAATAGATGCGGGGGTGACTGCGTTAGGCGGTTGGCACAGGGCCTTCACCTCGGCAGGCCCCCGCTGGGGGGGTTAGTCGTTTATTCGGTACCGGATTTTTCGTCGGCTTCCTGCTTGCGCAGGGCCTTGCTGGCCTCATCCATCCGGGTCTTTACACCGATCTCGGGGTACAGCTCATTGGCCCGGTAAAAGTGTGCGCAGGCTTTGGCCCAGCGCTTGTCCTCCATGGCGAGGATGCCCAGCAGCTTGTGGTAGCGCGCCGGGATCTTTTCGAACAGCTCCCACGAAGCGGCCGGTGCCGGCAGCTCGCGTGGGTCGCCATCCAAGGGATCGCGGTGGCCTGGCCATTGACCGTCCACACGCAACAACAGCTGCGACAGGTACGGTTCCGGGTTGCGCTGGGCTTTGTGCTGGGCCTCAGCCCACTCGACCATCGTGTCACCCACAAAGGTGGGGATATCGCGACGGAAGCGCTCCGGCATGGCCTGGCCCTGCTCGATGGCAAAATCCGCCAGCTCCAGGGCCTGTTCAAACTGTTCGGTGTCGAACAGCCAGACCAGGACCTGCATCAGCACCAGGTTCGGATGGTTCAGACCGGATTCGCGATAGCGCTGCACGTACACCAGGTACTTCGGCAACAACTCGTCGCGCTTCAAGCGCTGGCGAGCCTCCAGCGAGTTCAGCTCCGACAGCCGGCCACAATCCTCGGCCAAGGCTGAGTTCATCAGCGCCAGGTGTTTTTGGGCGTTGGCCGGTCCCGCCAAGGCCGTGGCCGAGGTGTAGGGTTTTGGGTCGGCTATCGGCCCCTGCTCAAGCAGGCGCTTTTTGTGATTGAGGGCGAGGCTCATGGCGCTGGAGTCTCTGGCGGCACGGTGACGGTGACGAACTCAACGTTGGCCGCTTCGATGCCGGCGAACTTGCCCAGCTGCTCCACCACATAGCCCTCATTGCGCGCGTTGTAGTCTTCAACCTGCGAGCGTTTCGGGTTCTGGATGATCTGGCGGCGCCAGCTGCTGTCCTGGAAATAGATCGACAGGTTGTCCCAGCTGGTGACCACCACGCCCTTGCTTGGAAAGTGCGGGCAGGTGAACGACGGCAGACCACCATAGGTGGCGATCACCTGGGCCATCTCGACGCGCTCTTTTTCGGTTGGCTTGTCGCCTTGGGCGGCGTACAGCTTGCCCTTGTCGTAGGCCAGTAGGTCGCGACCGATAATGGCAACCAGGTCGCCACCGTCGCGGAATTCTTCGTCGATCATCAGCGAGACGTCGAAGACCAGGGCGTCCAAGTTGGCGTAGTCGCCGCCGGCGCCGATCTGGATTTTTCCAGGGGTCGCACCTTCGACCAGGATCTGTTGCGGGGCTTGCTCGCGAACGATCTGCATCCAGCCTTTGTTGACGTCCTGCAACAAGGGGTTGGCGGCGCGGTCGGTGTTCGGAGCAACGCTGGTGCCGTTCCAGCCGATCATGATGCGGTCGAGGCCGATCTGCTTTTGCACGGCAGCGGCGTACTTTTGCGCAAAGTCGGGGAACTTGGACCAGGCGTCGATGGTGGCGTATTTGAGCGCCACGTCGCTTTGGGTATCGAACAGCTCGTAACCGATGCCATCAAGTCCCAGCACGTCACGGGCGACCCGGTCGTTGGTCGCCGTATTGATACGACCCGTGACGGTGCCGTTGACCCCGATCATGACCTTTTCGCCCTTGATCTCGGTCACGGCCAGCACGTTGATACGTTGCAGGAAAGCCGAACTCAGGGTGATTTTTTCATTCAAGGTCTGCGCATGGGTCGGTTCGACGTTGAATTCTTCATGGACCGACGCCACGGCATAAGTCGATGCAATCGCCAGGGCCAGGGTGCTGAATTTCAAGCGGGCAGCATTACTCAGATTCATCAGTAAACGGCCTCTGGCTGGTCACTCACGGCGCCGGTGGTGTGGGGCAGCTCGTGCCCCTTGCCCTGGTTCAACGCGGTGTTGAATTTTTCGGCGAGCGAGTCCAGCGAGCCTTTCAGGCTGTTGAACTGCTCGACGGTGATACCGGTGGGCTGTTCGCCCGTCTTGCCGGTGGTGAGGGCAGTGTCTGGCTCGCTCGGCTTCTGCGTGGCAAAGGTGGCGGCGCTCGTTTCCAGGCTGGTGGCCACGGTGCCGAGTTTGTCCACCGCAGCGGCAAAGGCCTGCACGGTTTTTTGATCCATCGGGGTGTTCTCTTCTTGGGTGAGTGCGTGGAAGTCGGTATCGCCCTTGCCCCGGAGGACCGCGAATGCACGGGCAAAAAACGACAGGGCCGCTGCTTCTTCGCTGTCACCCACGGTCAGGTCGTCCAGCGGTTCCAGGTTGGCAAAGTAGTTGCCGGCTTCAGCGCGGCTGGAAAAATGCAGCGCCTCGGTGCCGAGGCTGGCCGGGTTGTCCGTCACCGCCATACCGCGCAGGTAGGCTTTGCCGGTGTCGGCGAAGTTCGGCTGAATCTCGATGCTGGAGAACAGCACCTGGTCGGCTTTGTTCAGGCTCAACAGGCGGTCGTTGGGCTGAAGCTTGGCGAACAGCGCCACCTTGTCGCCGGCCACGGCCTCGGCCTTTACCTCGGCAACGGTGCCCAGGCTGCCAAAATAGCGAATGTGTTCGTACCAGATGGTCGCGGTGTAGGTGGCCGGATCGTAAGCGCTGGCCATGTCGCGCAGGTCCTGGGCTTCGATGGTTCGGCCATCAACGGTTTTGCCGCTGGTGGCGACACGTTTCCAATCAGAAACAAGGGTGCGAGGCATGAAGTAAAGTCGCTCGATTCGGTGCAGTGGCCGCCACGATAGGCAGCTGCGCCAGCCCGAACAAACGGTTCCATTGCGCGAAAATCCTATATTCAGGAAATAGGATTGAGCAGGAATTTAAGGGCGGGTTTGTGGGTTGGGAGCTGCATAAACTGCGGCTCATGCCCTACTTACCTGAAGTCAAAGACGCGGCCAGAAAACTCTATTTGCGCCGCTACAAGCCCCGCGAGATACAGGCACAACTCAAGCTGCCTAACATCCGGATTGTGTACTACTGGATTGCCAAGGGCAGTTGGGACGAACTGCTGACGGACGAGGAACCACTGACGGCGGTCAGTCGGCGCATCACCTTGATTCTGGAGAAGGTCGAGACGCTGGGGAAAGCCGAGTTGGATGAACTCGACCGGCTGCTTAGCGTGCGCGAGCGTTTGCAAAAACAAGCAGTCAAACCGGCCCCCGGCACTGCTGCGGATCTGTCCGCCGGCACCGATGGCGAACGGCGAGCGCCTGGGGATAAGTCCAATCGTCGCGACGGTGACAGCCAGGCAAAGAAGAAACCCAAAGCGACGAAGAATGACATCAGTCACCTGACTGAAGTGGACTTTCTCGACAAGTTCACCAGCAAGCTGTTCGGCTATCAAAAAGAGTTGTTCGAGGCCAAGCAAAACCCGCTGACGCGGCGCATCCGCAATGTACTGAAGGCTCGCCAGACCGGCCTGACTTACTACTTTGCCGGCGAAGCGTTCATGGACGCGGTGTTGACCGGTGACAATCAGATGTTCCTGTCCGCCAGCCGCGCCCAGTCCGAGATTTTCCGTAACTACATCATCAAGTTTGCCCGCGAGTGGTTTGGCCTGGAGCTGACCGGTAACCCGATCATCCTCAGCAACGGCGCCGAGCTGCGTTTTCTCAGCACCAACAGCAGCACCGCCCAGGGTCACCATGGCCACGTCTACGTCGACGAATATTTCTGGATTCGTGACTTCGACAAACTCAACACACTGTCGGGGGCCATGGCCACCCACAAGAAGTGGCGCAAAACCTACTTTTCCACGCCCAGCGCGGTCAGCCATCAGGCGTACCCGTTCTGGACCGGCGACGCCTTCAAGCGTGGCAAACACAAGAAAGCCAGTCTGCCGTTCCCCAGCGATGCCGAGTTGCGTCAGGGCGCGCTGTGTCCGGATGGCCAGTGGCGCAAGATCATCACCATTCACGACGCCATTGCCGGCGGCTGCGATCTGTTCGACCTGGAGCAGCTGCAACTGGAAAACTCCGACGACCAGTTCGACCAGCTCTACCTGTGCAAATTTATCGACAGCACACAGAGCGCCTTTGCCCTGGCGGATCTGGAGCGCTGCTATTCGGATCGCTTGCTGTGGGCCGACTACGACGCGGACCCGAAGGCACTACGCCCTTTCGCCAACAGTCCGGTGTGGGTCGGCTACGACCCCAGCCGCACCCGCGACGATGCCACCTGCGTGGTGGTGGCTCCGCCCCTAGAGCAAGGCGGCAAGTTCCGCATCCTGGAGAAGTACTCCTGGCGTGGGCACTCGTTCACCTACCAGGCGGCGCAGGTCAAAAAGATCACCGAGCGTTTCAACGTCCAACACATTGGCATCGACATCACCGGTGTGGGCTATGGCGTGTTCGACCTGGTGCGCGACTTCTACCCACGAGCCACACCGATCCACTACAGCCTGGAAACCAAAAACACCCTGGTCCTCAAAGCCCAGGACACCATTCAAGGCCGGCGGATCGAATGGGACGCAGACTGGAACGACATCGCCTCGGCCTTCCTGACGATCAAGCGCGGCGCGACCAACAGCGGCCAGATCACCTACAGCGCTTCGCGCACCGACGCCACCGGGCACGCCGACATCGCCTGGGCGGTGATGCATGCGCTGGCCAACGAACCCCTCAACGTCAACAAAAAGCGGCGCAGCCGCTGGTCAACCCTAGAAGGCAGCCATGCAAGAACTCGAACAGCCCAATCCCCAGCCTCACAAAGTGCAGGCGTTCAGCTTCGGCGCGCCAGAGTCGGTGCTGACCAGCAACGTCGGCGAATACCTGGGCGTGTTCTCGACCAGCGACGGGCGGGTTTACGTGCCGCCCGTGTCGCGCACGGGGTTGGCCAAGATGCTGCGGGCCAATGCCCACCACGGCACCATTCCGCGCTTCAAACGCAACATGCTGCTGCGTGACTTCATCCCCTCGGCTGGGTGCAGTCGGCAGACCATGGGCCGTGCAGGGTTGGATTTCATGGTGTTTGGCGATGCGTTTTTCCTGCGCATCCGCAACGTCATCGGCCAGGTGATTGAGTTGCAGCACTTACCGGCGATCAACATGCGGCGCAAGGTCGGGGGCGGTTTTATGATGCTGTTGCCCAATGCCAAAGAGTTGCACTTTGAAGAGGAGGAAGTGGAACACGTCATGGATTACGACGTGGAGCAGAATATTTATGGTGTGCCCGATTACTTGGGCGGCATGCACGCTTTGCTCTTGAACGAGTCGGCTACCTTGTTCCGCCGTCGCTATTACAACAACGGTGCGCATGCTGGATTCATCTTTTATACGAATGACCCTGACTTGTCCGAAGAGGACGAGGCGAACTTGAAGTCTCAGATTCAAAGCGCCAAGGGCGTGGGTAACTTTCGCTCGATGTTCGTGAACATTCCCGGCGGCGCGGAGAAAGCCATTCAGATTATTCCGATTGGGGATGTTGCCACTAAAGACGAATTCGAGCGGATCAAGAACATTACACGCAACGATGTGATTGCTGCCTGGCGAATGCACCCGGCCTTGGCTGGGGTCATACCGGAGAACGCGGGTGGGTTTGGGGATATCGAAAAGATCGACAAGATCTATACCAATAACGAGATTCGACCGATTTGCCAGCTGTTCTTACAGGTCAATGACTGTTTGAGGGCTGACCGTCAGATTGCCTGGGCTGAACCCGTGCCTGCGACCTGATTTCACCACAGTTAGTATCTGAAGAGTCACACAACTACCAGATATAGTGTGGCAAAATAGCCCTCTGTGAATACGGTGGGTGGGGCTATGCGAATTTACTGTAAGGAATGTGGTGGGAAAGGTCGGATCGCTTCGCGTGAGGAGCTGTCATTGGAGTTTGCCAGACTCTACTGCCAATGCCTGTCCGCCAGCTGTGGCCACACCTGGGTGGCCACGCTGACTTTCTCTCACACCTTGAGCCCGTCGGCGCAGGTAGCAGACCGACTTATTTTCGACCGATTACGTGCAATGCCCAGGGCTGAGCAGCGAGACTTGTTCGATCAATTGGGGGCACTTGCGAGTTGATCAATGACGCCTGCCAGATCCTGTGAGCATTCGCACAGTCTTTCCCCAGACCACTGGAGAATGGCCAACACTCCGTCCATTTCCTTCGTTTGTAATGGTCCGGCGCTAACGGCTACGCCAATGCAGCTTAGTACCCTATCAATATTTTCAACTACATCCCGCGTTGTAATCAGTCTTTTTTTCGCATCCATTTACGTCATTCCACTTAGTTGGATTGCCCAATCGCTGACAACGTTCTATAGCGTCAAAATATTGTCGTCAAGTTGAACGATTTATCGTCTCCAATGTGAGATATTTTAATTCTTTATATGAGGTTTAGTGCGGTACTATTTGTGCAAGTTTTAGGAGATCAATATTTATTGAGGCAGAGCAAGCCAAATTTTTTGATATGGGCTTTCCGCCATGGAATGGGATTATTTTTTTGCAATCCTGAATTAACATCAAAGGCGCCGAGGCACCTTTGACAGTTTTCGCTATGGAATATCCATTAGTTATCCAGCTGTTTGTTTATGTCGACAACTCCATAACGGCGATGTCCGTGGGGATTTTCATAGGCCGCCACCAAGAACCCTTTGGGTAACGGAATCCGGACCGAACCCGACCCGGTGTTGTGGTGCAGTAATTGGGTGGCTTCGGCCAGAAAATAGTCAGTGGGTAACTCCAACTGCTCACGACCGGATCGGGCTTGCTTGTCGCTGATGGCAATATTCCGACCGTCGATCAACATGGCTCATTCTCCACAGCGACCTCAAAGCCTTGCCAATCGTTGTTGGACTTGTACCGCTTGAAGTTGGATTGCTCAGGCATTGTGCTCTTCCGTTGGAATGTTCAGTGTGTAGGGTTTGGCGAGTAGCTCAGCGATCACCACGGCGTCGTGATCACTCAGGTCGCCCATGGTTTGGGCCAGACAGGCCATGCTTTCCAAGCGTTGACGAGCGTCCGGGGTTTTGTGCACCAGGTAGCCGATCAGGGCCGCGCCGATCACGGCAGTGGCCAGTAGAGGCCGAGGCGGTTTGAAGGTCTCCCCCGGGTGGTCTGGCTCGGTGGTATCCTTCAGGCCGCTGCTGCTTGGGTGCTGTGCTTGCATGGTGTTGCTCCTCTTGTGGTGGTTGGTGTCGGGGAGGTGCGAACTCCTCGACACCGTCTCTCTCACGCTTGCCGCAATCGGCTCGCCGTGAATACTGGGCGCTGCTCACAGCGCACCTCAAACAGTCCCAAGTCATGTCCGTCGACGTCCTGCATGTGCACGACGGTGATGAACGTCGGGGCGTCTTTTGGGTGATCCCTCCAATGTGCGGCGGCCGCGAGTTCGGCCAGGTCCTCGGCAGTCCGCTGTTCCACGTAATCGGACGGCAGCGGCAACTGACCGGGCAGCGTGTTCGCGCGGTAGCGAATAATCATGGGCGCTTTCCCTCTTAGGCCTGGCGCACCAGGTGCACGACGAAATCAGACGGAATCCCCGCGTGAATGCCCCGTGCTTTCAGCTGCATGACGGCCTGGATCTGAAACCGGGTGCAGTCGTCAGCCAGAAACTGCTTGTCACCGGCCATGGCCTGACTAGCGATCTGGTTGATGAAAAACGGTGTAGTGCAGTCTTTGCCCACCATGATTGGCGCCTCGATCCCTTGGCTTTTCAATTTGGCTTGGATGGCGCGCAGACGGGTGGTTTTGCCAGTGCATTGGTCGCCGGTGATGACTTGTACTTGCATGGTGTCGCTCCTTTTTTTGCTGGTTGCATCAGGCTCCGCGCCTGAAAAATGCCGCGTGTGCCCGGGTGTACCCCGGAACATCCGGAACGGTTAAAAGTTGAAGGTCGTGAGCCCACGGCTTATGGGGCTTTCAGCGTGGTTGCTGCTTTCAGCCCCGAGCCGGAACATGGCAGAACGGGATTTCCTCAAATTCTGCTGTAGGCCTTGATCTACAAGGGCTGGCGAGGTGTTCCGAAAAATGATCTTGGCGGAACACTTGCAGAACAGGAGACGGAAAGATGTTCCGGTGTGATCCAGCGTGTTCCGGTCTGATTGACGGGGGCGACGTTGTTTATCTATCTGTTTTTTATAGATATTTTTCTTATAGATATTTATGTTCCAGATGTTCCAGCCACTCAGTGGCCACACACGCATTCCTTCAAAAACATAGGTTTGCCCCGCTACACGCCTTTTTATCCCCAGGACGCTCATCAGGATTTGCCCCCTTTCCGGAATAGCCAGCAGTTGAGCGACCGCTTCTCGATGACCGAGCGAACTTTGCGAGTCTCGACAAAGGTATGTGAGGTGCTGAGTGGCAGTGCGCGATGCAGCTGCGTTGCGTGGATGACTTCCTGACCAGCGAGGCGACAGGCGTTGTGGAAGTGCTCGATGTTGATAGCGATCAGTTCTTTGTCGGCGCTGTGATTAAGCGTTTCCTGAATGACTTCGCGATCACCAGCGTCATCACTGATCGAAACCACCCTTTCATTGAGGTAGTGATAGATCTGCCAGAAGCGCCCGGCGGTTGGGTTCTCGGTGCTGACACGCTGCTGCCGATCAATGGCACGACGCTCGATATGCTTGATGACCTGTTCCAGGGCGTCATCGCACCAGTCGGGGAACAATCCCTGAGTGGCTTTCGCGGCAGCCATCATCTGTGCATGACAGAGGACTATCCGTTGATGCTGGATCACTGGGTTTGCTTGCAGGCGTTGCTCGTATAAGGGGTAGGCATCGAAATATCGCTGGAGCCAGGCTGACTCCTGCTCAAGGCAATGCCCGAGATACCCCGACAGTTGCTCAACAGGTAGGCCATTCAAGCGGGTGGCCAGGACTTTCAAAGCCGGTGTGTGGTGCGCCCTGGTTGCATGGAAGTGACTAATCCGGGTCAGGATTGCTTCTGAGCCATCAACACTGGCGTTTTGTGAAATGCACAGCGCGGCCAAGAAAATCAGACTGTCAGTGTCATTGCTCGATGACTTCACCCCCACCGTACGAAGCGTGGCGTTGTGGTCAAAAAGCGCCTTCCACTTTTCCCAGTTGTATTGGCTAATAACGGTCCTGCCCTGGGCGTCTACGCTTTGGCTGTCGGACTCGATCAGCACTACCGGAAAATTGCTGACCTGGGACAGCGCACGGGTTAAGCCAATCGCACTGGCGCCGTCACTGTTGGGTTTGATGCCTTCATAGTTGGAACGACCCAGCAGGCGCCACAGGAAGCGCAGCAGGCTGGATTTGCCGGCGCCGGCATCCCCTGTCAGCTCCATGAATAACCAAGACTCTTGTTTGCTGCGGATCTGCTGGACGAACAGCGTAGCGGTCCACCAGGACAACACGGCGAGCCCGTTCAAGTGATGCACGGCAAAGAAGTCAGAAAACCAGCTCGGGTCGAAATCCGAGCCCCGGGTGATAGCCAGGCTATTAAGGGATGTTTTCAGGCCTGTTTTCCCGATCTCCAGGTAGCCATGATTGTTTGCCAAGTACTCACGGCCCTTGTGATACCCAAACTTCTGGTAGCAGTAGGTTTTGCTCGCCGCGTCGTAGCCGACGAAGGGCAGCGATCTAACAGTCAGAGCGTTGTCCAGCCACTTGCTACGCAGCATGGCCAAGACCTTTTCCCCGCCCTCGAAGTTGCCGCCTGGCGTGCGCTCCAGCAACGATTTGGCGAAGCTCCGCGGATCGCCAATGGAGTTCGGTGCCAAGGGCTCCTTGCAGTTCTGCGCCGCGTTGGGAAAGTTGAATTGGAAGAAGAACTGCTGATCACCGCTGATCGCATCGCGCTGGATGTATTCGAACTGCGGCACGCAGTTGGCCACCTGCTTGATGTCACAGTATTTGTAAAAAAGCTGTTCCCGGGAGACCGCCGCTTCATCTTCCCGTGGCTTGTTCAGCTCATCGGAGTTCACCTTGGCGGAGTACAGGCGTTCGCCGAAGTCCAGCAGGAAGAAGTTGAGCGGCTTCTTCTTGTGTAGCAGGTAGGCCTTTTTCGCAGGGCTCTCGGCGATGAAGATCCGCCCCAGGTAGTTGGCCTCCTGCATGAACTCATCATTCAGTTGCCCGTCGCGGTACACGTCGTCCCAATCGCGGTCGGTGCCAGCAAGCGCCACCCATGCCAGCTCATCACGAGCAAGTAATTGGCTGCGGTACTTCGGAATAACCGAGTGGCCGGCCTTGTCGTCGTCCAAGGCGATGATCCAGCGTACCTTCAGGCCCTTGTGCGCCTCTACGATATCCCAGGGAAAGTTGTTGGCTGAGATGGCCGCGATAGCTTTGTAGCCGGCCAAGATCAAAGCGATTGCATGGAAGATGCCCTCTACAACGTAGACGGTGTCTCCTTGCTCGATGGACATATCAGGCGGAACCCAAGCACCGCCCTTGTATGACATTTTGTACTTGATGCCGGCTTTGTCCCCACCATTTGCTGAGACCATCGTCGCGTCAATGATTCGTTCCCAGTAGCCGTCGCAAAGCGGAAAGCGGACGGTGTCTGCCCACTGACCATCCTTCATTTTGCGTCGGCTCTGCTCATACCAGCCTTTCATCTTGCTGGTGTCAAAGCCGCGGTTGCGTTGCAGGTAGGCATCAGCTGTGGCGTTCGGGTTCACCTCGGTGCGAGGAAAGCGTTCGCTCAGGTTTTCGAATAGAAAGCTGTAACGCTCGCGGGTTTTCTCTTCGTACTGACACTGATTCAGACGGTTGCACTTGAGTTGGTAGGGTTGTTTGCGAGCGATATACAGCGTGCGCTCACTGCATCCTGGACAGACGCCTTTCTGGAAGTACGTACTGCCGATGTCTTTGAAGTCTAGGTCGTGGTCATGCTCCAGAGCCTCGACCACTTCCAGGCGGTAAATATCGTCGAACTGCATGCGCCGGCCCCTTATCTATCACCGGCTTTGGTCTTACACCCCAACACCCGCTCGGCCTGTTCAGCAGCCTCAATAGCCATCTGAACCATGTTCACAAAAACGGTGCCCTTTTCCCCCGACTGCTTTTCTCGAACCAAAATAATTCCTTGGTCTATTTTGTGACGGACAGAGCGCTCAGAGATGCCAACTCGACGGGCATACTCGGCTGGAGTCACGTAGGGCGTGTCGATAACGATCTTCATTTGGTAAGCTCCTTGGTAACGATTTCTGAAATGGTCCCATATGGGACCTAAAATATAGGTCCCATATGGGACCTTCGTCAAGGGGCTATGAAATGGAACTTCCTGCTAAGTTGAAAGCATTACGGCTTGAGGAAGGACTAACCCAATCGGAGTTCAGTGATCTGCTCGGATTGAGTTACAGCACCTACAAAAAGCATGAGCTCGCATTGAGAGCTGAGATGAGTTCAGCTGTGCTACTCAAAATCACTAACCATCCGCGCTTCAAAAAATATGCTCTGTGGTTGGTGACTGGAGATACCTGTGGGGAGTGCGGGCAGATCAGCCCGGTCTAAGGCATGTCGATCAAAAAAATCGATTCCGGCGAATGGCTCGTGGATTGCCGGCCAAACGGGCGTGCCGGTGCACGTGTTCGGAAAAAATTTCGAACGAAGAACGAAGCCATGGTGTTCGAACGCCGCCTCATGGGTGACGGTACCAAGGGAGAGTTCGCGAAAAAGCCTACACAGGACGAACGTCGGCTGTCTGACCTTGTATCCCTATGGTTCAAGCTTCACGGTTGCCATCTGAAGCGAGGGGAAAAATGTCGGGCGTTCCTTGATCGCATGGTCACGAACCTGGGAGACCCCCGCGCAGTCGAGTTCTCGGCGAGCAGCTTTACTCAATATCGGTCCGATAGATTGGCCGGCAAATGGGGTCGAGCAAAAGTCGATGAAATGGGCAAACGGGATGGAACAACACCGATTTCTGCCAATACAGCCAACCACGAATTGAGCTACCTGCGCGCCGTTTTCAACGAATTGGAGCGCTTGGGGGAATGGTCCGGTGAGAATCCGCTGTCCAAAGTTCGGGCATTGAAGTTTGATCAAAGCGAAATGTCGTACCTCTCTAACGAGCAAATCGCTCGCCTATTGGTCCGGCTGGATCAGGAAGCGTCAGATGTCGGAGTTATAGCCCGAGTTTGTCTTTCGACAGGGGCTCGCTGGGCAGAAGCAGCAAACCTTGAGCCTAACCAGGTGCGAGATGGTCGGATTTATTTCACACGAACCAAATCATCGAAAAATCGCACCGTGCCGATCTCTTCAACTTTAGAGAACCGATTGATTGAAGCTATGCCGTTCAAATCGTCCTACCGGCAAACCTGGTACGCCTTTGCGGATGTCGCAAGCGAACTGGATTTAGATTTGCCGAAGGGCCAAATGACCCACGTATTGCGTCATACCTTCGCCAGTCACTACATGATGAATGGCGGAGACATCCTCACCTTGCAGCGTGTACTTGGCCACTCGACTCTGGAAATGACCATCCGCTATGCCCACTTCAGCCCTGGACACCTTGCGGAGGTGGTCAATCTGAACCCCTTAGCCGAAGAGCGTGGACACTTTGTGGACACTACTCAACAAACCGCGATGCTGTTCGAACATTAA